CAGCATCATCACTAGCCGTTATTACATCGTTAGTCCCATCGAACCACATGCCCTTGCCATCTGCTACCGTGTTGTTGATCTCTTGGTGGTTGATTACTTTCTTACTGTTTTCGTAGAGGGATTTAGTGGCAGGGTCAAAGTTTAAGCCGTTGTAGTTTGTGGCCTGATACTCTCCAGCCGTTTCATTCCACACTGCCATTTCATTTGTGGTATCACCATCTGCAATGTTTCCACTTGTGGCAGCACCTACCTCTGTGCCGTTCCAAAACAGATCACCCGAAACATTGTACAATCTATCTGTTGTCGGTGATGGTGCAGCCGCTTGGTCAAATTCAATGTAATCCGAAAAGTTCGCCCGACCAGCAACAGATAAGGCGGTACCGTCTTGACTTGTGGCATACAAAGCGATACCAGCACTTGAATCAGATTGCGCCCATACTCCGTAAGCACCGCCTCCATCTTCCTCTCCGTGAGCGTAAACTGCATATCCGGTTCCATCACCGGGAACCCCTGTAATCTCAAAGTAACCGCCAATGGAATTATCGCCAGAGGATATGCCAATAATTGCCGTTTCTTCATCCTCTCCAATCACTTCCAGCCTTGCATTGGGTGTGTATGAATTTATACCCATGCTCCCCGGTGTCGGGTCCCATATTAAGTGCTTTCCGTATGCCGGTTCCCAACTATCACCATCCCAATATAACATCTCTCCGATTGAATCGCCAACCGCTACGGGTATCCGTGATCGGCGGTAAATTATTCCTGTTACCGTGTCAATCATTACCATTTTTTCCAATGTTGACGTATATGGAATATCTTTATCTACACTATCTATTTCGGAACGCAAAAAGTGCTTGCCGGCGACCCAATTCAATAGATTGTCATGGTTGATCTTTGTTTCATCTACATCAATGGAAAACGCTTGCAATGCAGCACCGGTTGGAGTGCCTGCTAGTGTAATTTTGGTCGAACCGACTGTTACGTTGGCCGGTGTAACCAGTGCAACATCCTCTTTTGCATAAAACTCCCCGGTCAATGGATTAAAGCCAACGGAAGTATCGCCTGTTGCAACTGCCAAATCCGGTGCAAAGACTGAACCACCGTTAAACTCATGGCGAGTAACACTGCTATTCCCATAAACAAACTGATTTGAGGCGGTTGTATAGGTATATGAACCCAGTGCCATTGAATTTACTGCATCCACCTTCTGCGATGCATTATATCCAGCAGAGTCTCCGATAAATATATTACCTGTGCCGGTGGTGTTATTCCATCCGGTAGCTGCTCCAATTCCAATATTGCCCCATCCTGTCGTGTTGCTATATAAAGAAGCGTACCCTAAACCTAAATTATAAAACCCAATTGTGTTTGACCTTAATGCAGATACTCCATTTGCCGTATTACCGTACCCGGTTGTATTTACAATCATAGATTGAGTTCCGATTGCGGAATTCCACGATCCGGTTGTATTAAGTTTTAATACTTGCCACCCAATTCCCATATTACTCGCCCCTGTCGTATTGCCGTTAAAAGCATCAGTTCCAACAATCGTATTATTACTCGCTTGGTTTGTGGTTCCATCCATTGTAAAGTTCCCGGCACCCTCACCGATAAAAACATTGTGTCCAATCGGTGTGGTGTTTGCGAAATTATGAATGAACGACTCCCCTTCTTTATAAATCACCCCTGTTGAAGCAGATGTAGTGTTAACCAATTCAATAGATTTGTCGCTCTTTGGGAATATCCGACCCGTTGTCGCATCCAGCCGCCATTGCACACTATCCTCAACCACCTCACCTTCCGGCCAGGGATATTTTAGAACAGTATCTCCGGTTGCAGACAAGGTCAATGCAAAGGTCGGCACCGTTACCAATGTATCCATATTTTTCATAACAACGGCAGAATCAAATTCAGAATAGCCACCGACATAAAGCGCATTAGGTGGTGCTGCCAACGGGCTGTACTCCGTATCCCTGTCGATATATAAAGCCACCCCAAATTGTGCAGCCATTATGTTCCCATTATCGACATGGTGCAATGTTCGTAATGTAGGGGTGCCTCCTGTGGTATCCCAAAGCGCAGCAGGGTAGTCAACACCAGCTACTGCCTGAGCCAATACTCCTGAAGTAGCTTTTAACATCCCCGTAATGTCATCATTAACTGTATCAATGTCAGGTTGTAGGTAATGCTGCCCACCCACATAGTTCAGTAAGTTGTCATGGTTGATCTTTGTTTCATCTACGTCAATACTAAATGACTCTAATGAAGCTGCTGTTGGAGTGCCACCTAGCGTTATTTTATTTGAGCCAGCGGTTACGTTAGCTGGGGTGATTGTAGGCTGTAATCCTGTCGGTGTGAAAGTAACCGTATTACCCGCTTCTGTTACGTTTAAATATGTACTACCCGAAAGCGTTACATCCGTTGATCCAGAAGTATTAGAGTGTAATACAGAAGTATTAGCACCACCAGCCGTTACACTTATATCACCTTCGTTTGTAATTGAGCCATCTACCTCCGTTGCTGTAACCGTTATATTTGGATGCGATCCTGTTACTACGTTAATCCCAGCCCCGTAAACTCTCGTAACGGTTGTATCTATCTTAATAGAATCATTCCGCACCCATTCATCCGTTCTGTCAGTTAGCATGGTTGTGTAATCCGCAAAAATAGAGTCCTGTAAATCCTCAGTACTTATAAACTGGACGAGCGAATCTCCGTACTCTATAACTAACACCATTAATGAATCTACAAGAGTAGTTGAAATTATGTCCGTTATCATTAGCGAATCCGTTATAATCGTTCCTAATGAGTCTAAATCGTAAACCGACAAATACATAACGGAGTCAGCGGGTCTCCACATTACAAACTTCAGCCCCCGATTAGCGTTTTGCTTAATCCCTTTGTACTTGATAATCCCGTCAATTAACAAGGAATCATCAGCGGTTAAAGACTCAAGATAAGTACCATCATGCTCGGTTACGTGCTGCCACAATCCAGCATCCCCTAATAGGATAGTATCTGCATTTAAGAATACCGTATCCGTAGCTGATCTCTGGTAGTATAATTCACCACCCCTATAAAGATCAACAGTATCCACCTTGATGTTCCATTGTGAAAACCCTGAAAGGCTCAGGAAAATAAATAAAAATAATAGTATCTTTTTCATGTTATATGGTTTTATTCTTCTACTGCTATCCAGTCTATTGTTGCATCCTCAATGGCGGTTATGGCGAAGTAAGAAGTCGTGTGAGCGTTTACATTGTACGCTACCCAGTTCCCGTTATCATCGTAACATCTTACCGTTAATCCGTAGTTAATACCTACAAATGGAGTTGTAAAGGTTACCACCTTATTTACCATTCCTGTCAAGACCTCATCACCAGCATTGATGATCGAGTTACTTGCATTTCCACAATTACAATTCACTTCTTTGTATCCTCCCTTTTTGATGACAATCCACTCTACAAATTGGATGTCTAGTTTTGCGTATGCCCCTCCTAAATCTGAAAACCACTCTGGATCTCTTAATCTTACCTCTAAAGGTGTCATGCAGTCTGCAAGCAGATCCGTTACGTTCACGTTGTCTATCATCGGTAAGGTCATCAACGAATCCAGCATAAATTCAGGAGTGAGTAAGTTATATAAATTCAACACCTTCTGAGTGGTCTGCTTTTGTTTCAGTAATATTCCGTCAATCTTCTCCCCTTCTTCTTCTCTTATATAGTCTGGTGTCTTGTATGAGTTATCAATATATAAATACTGATGAAACGAAGCAGGAATGTTATTTAACTGCTCATCATCCCAGAACTCCACTTTAATGTAATCCGTTACTGCACTAACAACCATAAACACATCTGAGTAATAGTCTACATCAGGAGTCGGGAACTCGTCTGTGATCCTTACGTAGTATTCCCCATAAGGCAATGCAGTAGCGAAGTCTGCATTAGCTACATAGTTTATATAATCATAAGTCGATCCCGTTGTGATAGTCAAGTGAGTAGCTGGGGTTGCAGTCTTTGCCAGAGTGCCATCAGATACCTTGTAGATTCTAAACAGTATATTAGCAACCACTCCAGTGGATGTAGCCCTACGGATAGTAAACGGCAGAAGTCTTAAAGTAGAACACACCAACCTTAACTGCTTACGAGTGATCTGCTGGTCATCCCTGTATCTGTACTGCTCGCTTACGGCATCGTAGAATGGTACTATCGTGTTTAGGTTCTTCATAATTCGTATAATAAACTAACTGTCACCCAGTCTGATTCTGTATCTATTTCCATCACATCCACTTCTCCGTTTCCTAAATGTGTAATTATGAGATCAGTTAAAGTTATATCTTCTTTCCTCTGGAACATTACTTTCTCTTGCTTCTTAGACCTTGTAACTGATAGAGCGGTTGTTACCGTTCCGACAATCCTAACATTAGTCAAAGCCAGTCCATATCTCCACCAATCCATCAAGTCGTTATCCCAATAAAGCTCACCATTTAGAACATCAGGATAAAGAGTTCCTAAAGTGCCACCTGGGTAATAGCCGTCTTTGTAAGAATCTCGCATCCAGATTATATTAGTAGGATCACAAGCCATTAACGCCCACCCGTTTTCATCTACTTGATCGGGGAATTTAACTACTAACTCTATATCTGTTGTTAGGATTTGTGCGTTATGTACTGTTTCTTTCCCAACGTCTACAATAGCTGAAGTGTATTCGATATACCCGTCTGATCCTTGTTGCTCTGCCCACTTCCATACTTCTTTCTCTGGAAAGTCTACCCCTGAAAATGAATACTTATCTAGAGAATCCCCACCGTTAGCATCTAGTGTATTATTAATCGTATAAGGATACGTGGCTGAAGTAAGATCCACTCCCGTTGAAGGACTCCCACCGTACGATAACCCTTCTTCAAAGTAGCTTAAATGCTCAATGATTAGATCAGTTCCGTCAATATACCAGTAGCAATTAAACACCTCTCGCATCATAGCAAAGAACTGTTCAAAGCTTAATCCATCGTTTTGATTAGATGAGTCCACCCCGTTAATGATAGCTTCTTTCGTGCAGATAATTAGATTCAATAACTTGTTAGCCGTTCCGCTTACAGGGTTATTTGGGGAGTCTGAAAAGAACTCAGATACAACAGTAAACGACTGACCAGCTTCTAGGAGCATTTGATTAAACACCCCATCATCCCCTGCGAGATCAATCAAAACTCTGGCTCTGGTTGCCACCGTGTATTCTTCGGTTATTACCGTACATCCTTTTTTGTAGAAATCCCCTACATCTACATTAGTGGCATCTGTTACGTTTGCGGTTACAGCAGGATAACCCGTGTCGTATATTCCATTCCCTTCTGTATAGCCAGTAAAAGGTAATTCTGAATGAAGCTGTACGTAGTCATCTGGTGGTGGGTCTATACGAGTCCAATTAGCATTGCCAGCCCCAGTAGGCTCATTACCCGCCCCTGCGGTATTCTCTAGTATACATTTATAATACTTACCACCGTCATTTCTACACCAGCCCCATGTTGTTTCTGATCCTAAAATAGCTCCATCATCATAAGCGAAACTTGTCTCTATATACTTTCTAGCCGTCAGCCAATCATCCAGAGTTTCACCTGGAGAGCATACTGAATTGTATCCATTAGGGTCAACCAGCTCGTTAAACATTACCCTTTTTACAGGCTCTGCTTCGTAGGTTACAATCTCATCAATATCCATTATTGTCTGAGGGTTGTACTTCACTCCCTTGTAACTTTCGTACCAGAGATAATCATCATCAGTAGTAGGGGTAAATGTAATCCCCTCCCCGTCTGCATCAACCTCGCAGTCTGATAATTTAACCAACCCTTCGTAGTAAACCCGTTTAGGAGTTACCCCATCAAATTCCATCAGCCACGTCCTAACTTTAATCTGCAAGGTAACAGAATCAGGGCCATCAATGTATCCCTTTAAAACATCATAAACACCAGCAGCATGAGAGCGAATGATCTTCCATGCAGTAGACTTATCCCGATAATATTTAGCGTTCTTCTCTCGCTTCCATGTGAACTTAACAAACTTAGCCAACTGAACTACCGTGTAATTAGAACCAGCATCGAAGCTTATCTCATGGACATATATTTTATTGTGACAGATCATATATATACTTTGCTGATATGGTTACCATTTCTGGTTATTATCATTGTATCCGTTACCGTTGTTTCACTCTGGGTTTTATCCTTTGTCATCTCCTGGTACATCTTCTTCTGGTACTTCGATTCCGTGACAACTACGGGCTTCACCGCAAACACATTCTCGAAGCTTTGATTATTCAAAGAGTCAAAAACAGTAGGTAGAATATCTGAATACTTATCCGTAGATGGTCTTGATATGATACCCATGTACTCACCAGCTTCAGCAGTTCCAACTTCTCCTAGATTAACTCCACCTTGTGCGTGTCTCTTGCCTCTTAATACAGATCCATCCTTGCCTAGCTTCTGGTGTCCACCTTTAGCGAAAGTCTGAGAAGATATGATTCCAATCTCGACAGCTCCAAGTGCCGCAGATACGAGAGCAAACAGCCAGCTAAGTGGACCGCCTTGTGCTAACGATCCAGTAACACCTAAAGCTGTATTAATAATAGCCTTTGTGATTGCCATGTTTTTCTCTGTCTTGGCTGCTTCTTTCTTTAACTTAGCTTCTTCTTTGGATCTTTTTTGGTCTAATAATAGCTTCCGAGAGTTGAACTCATTTTCATTAATTAACTTTTTCTTTAGGTTTTCATTTAGTAATCGTTCTTCATAACTATATCTTTCATTTATTCTATTTAGATCATCTTGCAATGCTCGTTGATTCGCCTGAGATACCATGTTCAATACTTCAATCATAGCACCCCCGAATAATTGAGCATAGCCATTTATCTCGACAAATGACTCTTGCCAAGCGTCAGGATCGACTACAACATCAGGATCAGTAAAGTCTCTATCAATCCCCGTAGCAGTTACAGTACCACTCCCTACTTTATCTAAGGTCTTTGGTAGTCCTGGAAATGCAGCACTCGTACCTAATGACTCTATCCTCGTTATCCTATCTTTCTTCTCTTGGGCAATTATAAGATCAGTATATTTACGGTAAATGTCTAATCTGGTTTGTCCTTTTTCTTCTTCAGTTAATCTTGCAAACTCCTTTGAATCTTCAACCAATTCTACTTCAGCTTCCCATAGTTCTTGAATAGTAAGTAGTCCGTGTTGTTTTTTGAACTTAAAGAAGTCTTCTTCAGCTTTCTTCCTTTCAGCTAATAGCTTAGCTATCCTCTTTTTTTCTTCTTCACTTACCTCAAAAACTATCTCATCACCTACCTTACCTGGAGCAACTGGACCAGGTACAAAGTCTTTCTTTTGATTTGATCCTGGAGCGAAACCACCCCCACCAAGCGGAAATGCAAACCGTTCAGCAGATAACTTTCTTTCTTCTGCGATCTCCTTTACTATCCGTAGCTCTTCTTTGATCTCAGCATTCCTATCCTTCAGAGCTGCTAAGTTTTGACCCTGAAGCCAAAGATTACGGTTGTTCTCCTCTATTATCGCTATTGAGCTTGCATTGTCTTTAAGTTCCTTTTGTAGCTTTATTATCTCTGCCCCTGCACCTCCTAGTATAACCGTTGCGGCATCATATAAATTCTTTAGGAACTTTTCAACTCCCTCGCTTTGTATGAACGAAGTCCATGCCTTAGTAGTCCTTTCCATTGAGGCGGCAAGGGTGTCATTCTTAATGGCAAATTCATTTGCTATTGATGTCGCCTTTATTCCTTCTGCGTTAGATAATTCCTGTGCTTCTGTTACTACGTCAATGTTTGTAGCTAAAGCGGAAAGGACTCCGATAGTTCTTTTCCCGTCTAATCCCATTTGATCAAAGGCTTTCGCCATTGCCATCATCCCTTTATTGTTATCTCCTAGTGCTGTAACAAATTGGACTATGGCTGCGTTAGCATCGGTCTGAAGGAGCCTTGAGAATGACTCAACTTCAAGTCCAGCGATCTTTGCAAACTTGCTGGTATTCTGAAACAACTTAACGATAACCTGTGAAAGAGCGGTAGAAGAAACCTCTGATGTCTGTCCTAACTGATCCAAAGCAGAGCCAAGTCCTAATACATCAAATACACTTATCTTAGCCTGAGAAGCAATACCACCTAATCGTTTGGTGAACTCCACTAAGAATCCTTCAGATGCAGTTGATGCCATCCCCAATGAGTTGATAGCAGAGCCGATCTTAATCATTGACTCCTCTAGCCCGAACTCATCCTTCAGGTCAAATAGCTCAGTAAGCTTCCCGATTACCCTTGTGGCTTCTTCTACATCTCCTAATTCCCTTCCTAATGCAACCCCAATCTGATCGGCTGCACGAACAAACCCTAATATATTTTCAGAGCCTTGAATACCTAATTTACCAGCAACAAAAGATAAGTCCAAAAGCTCCTTCTGTGAAGTTCTGGTGTTTATCTTTAATAGTTCCTTGTTTAGTTTATGTACTTCTTTCCACGTTAATCCTGTGGTCTTTCTTACATCAGCCATTGCATCTGACAACTCAGCGTGTAGATTAATCCACCTTCTGAGTCCAGCAATAGCACCAACAATAGCAGCCATCACAGCTATGTATCCAGCCTTTAACCCTCCTAATGTCTTTGTGTAATTCCCTACATTCCTTTGATGCCTTCCGATCAGGGCATCGTATCTCTTTAGCTTGGTAGTATTTGCTGCTATCTGTTTGGCATATGCCTTCTCTGCCCTTCTCCCTTTGTCTGTTGATAAATCTAACCGCTTACGGGCTGCAACCATAGCGTTAGTCTTGGTCATCAAATCCTGTATAGATTTGACCTCCATGTTCAATGCCTTACGAAGCTCTTTCTCTTTGAAGATTTCCCGATCCATCTGCTTTGCCCTTGCAGCACCCTCACGGTTCATCTCCTTCTTCTCTTGGGCTAGACGCTCAATAGCATCCTTAGTCTGCTTCATTGCAGCGGTAGTCTTCTTGTGCCGTGCAGCTAATTCTTCAGCAGCTTGTAATTCTTCCCGTGTGGCTTTGGTTTTCTTCTGGATAGCAGTTGCAAGTTTAATCTCATCCTTTGCATTCTGCTTGAGAATCTTGGATAGCTTTAAAAGTTCAGCTTGTAACTTCTCTACTTCTGCTATATCTGAATGGAAAATCGGGGGCATAAAAAAGGTATTTATGTAATATAAACAATTTCAGAGTAAAAGTAAAGGGGTTTAGGTGTTTTTATTTTCCTTAATATAGTGCAACAAAGCATAGAACTCTTTAACTGTTAGTTTCTTGATCTCTCTAGTGGAGTGTTTTTCCAGGATAATACATAGCTTCTCAAAGTCACGCTCTATTTTAAGCTCTACTGAAGCATCCCCCATGAACTCTTTAGGCTTCAACTGGCTAATGAAATACTTCTCTGACTTCTTGATCTCATCCGTGCGGTCAATGTCATCAATAACCGATTGTGTAAGAAGGTAAATGTGTTTCTTGAGGTGGGCTTGGTGGACTTTCTCTCCAGCGTTGTTATAAACGTCAGGATATAGAATAGAAATTTGAGTTACAATGTGAGCTGATACTTCAGATGTTTTTTTTTTAACTCCTTTTGGGTGATCCCAATTTTCCCTATCTCGTTGACAATCCACTTTAACCCTGATTCGGAGTAGTCTTCTATTCTTACCCCGTTGATGGAATGAACCAGACAGGCGAAGGCTAACTGAGATACATTGATCTCGTTTGCGGTCATGTGGAATAACTGCCTTAGATTGTTGACTTGAGTAATGGCTTCCTGCTTCTTCTCGTTCTCTATCAGGACAAATAAAGCATTAAGGTGTTTCTCTGCGAAGTCATTTAAAGAACTTCCGATTGAACCTTCTAAAAGCAAATACTTGTTAAACCTGTAATAGTTATCTGCTGGTAGGCATTCAGGATCATCGTACAGGGTTACAGACTTACTTCCTTTTTTTATCGTTTCCATTTAGCTATCTGGTTTGGATAAGTAGTCTTGATATGCTTCTTCGTGGCATTCGCAACCGCACTCACCTTTACATGGAACCTCGCATTCATCCGTACAAGTGCATTGGAGTCCGTTATATTCTGTTGTTATCTGTTCCATTACTTAAACTTATAGTAACACATAATACATACTTTGTTATTTATGCAGTTCTCTTGTTGGCATGAGGGACATATAATGGTATCCTTTCTTTTCATGTGTCGCCTAATAGAGTTAAGTACATTTGCCTTGAAATGCTCTAGCATCCCAGTATATTGACCATTCGGATATGAATGTGTACTTATTCCTTTATCAGCTTCCCTTAATTCGTAATCTAATTTCTTTATAAGCTCCAGAATTTCATCTTTATCTAGTCTATCATAACCAGAATAGTATTCAGATAACCAATACCGCATCCTTCTGTAATCATTAAGCACTATGTGTTTAACCTTCATTTCTTATTCTTGTTTATTAACCAAATAAAACATCCAGTCCATACTAGCATACAAAAGCAGAACACTAGAAACAAAGGTGCAAGCTCAATTACATACTTGGGAAAGCTTTCCATAGATTCCTTTTTTTGTTAACCGATGTAACAAGCGATAGCACTCCATAATGTCTGGGTCAATCTTTAACGCTTCGTGGAGGTGGTTGATAGCCTTACGCATCCTTTTAAGATGAATGTAACACTTCGCCATTGATAGATGAATGTCGGCTCTGGTTTCTGGATTAGGATAAGAATCACACACCTCACTAAAGTAGAAGATAGCTAATTCGTATTTACATCTAGCTATGTACTCCTTGCCTAAATAGTAAAGCTCACGAGGAGCGTTAGGGTTGCTTTTAAGGAACTTCTTTAATATTCTTATACCCCTATCCCTATCGTTGTTAAAACTCCACCCTTCGTTAGTTGATGTAATTTCTACATTGATATGTCCGTCAGCTTGTCTGTTGATATAGTTATGTGCTGCACCCTTCCAGTAGATTCTAGTTAGATCATTCTTATACACTCTCGCTTGGACCGCCAGAGCTTCTTCTGTCCTGGTGTGGCAGGTGTAAACTTCTCCTTTGTGCTTCTTGATGTATTCCCTTATGAAATCAATAGTTCCAGGAGTTACATACTCATCAGCATCAACCGTAAAGATCCAATCAGATGTACAATAACTGATAGCCTTATTCCTTGCTTCAGCAAAGTCATCCCGCCACTTGTCGTAGTAAACAAGGGCTTGGTTTTTAATACATATATCGGGGGTGGAATCTACTGAACCCGTATCCAGAACGATAATCTCATCCGCATCTTGGATACTTTTAAGGCATCTTTCGATTACCTTAGATTCATTCTTTACAATTAAAACTGCTGCTAAACTGATGGTGGTGCTACGTATGTGCATTGCTCTGTTACTTGAAGTTCACCCTCGAAACGAAAACCGAACTTTGGCAAATATACATATTCTCCCTGATCTTTTATCGTGTAGGTTTTAAACAAGTCCTCAACCTTCTGACTATAAACATTTTGTAGGTTAAAAAAACCTTTCACTCCAGGAATCTTTCTGCTTAGAATCTCCACTATCTCATCCTTTACCGTTTGAAGGGTGTATCTCCAGTCTACTGATGAATCACTATTGTCGAATAATAGCTTCTGAATGTCCCCGTAAACCACCAGAGCGATGTTCTGCTTGATGAATGAATACCTCCAACGGGAGATAGCTTCCTCCGCGTCAGGAGCCGTGTACTGAATCGGGTCATCTACATCAATAAATCCGTAGCCATTCCATTGATCGTTAGCTAAAAGGTCGATCCAATCTTTAGTATTGGTCTGATAAATGCCTGGATAAACCCTCTCGTCAGAATCTACCCTGTGCTGCACTTGACCATAGAAGGTAATAGGTAAGGTGATATTATCGTTTAAAGCCGTTACAATGCCCTTAATAGCCCTGTTTAGGTTGGTTTCCGTGCCTACTGTAAAGGCTAATGTCGGTGAGGGATTCTTTTGGCTCATAGTATTGCATTTAACTTTTTAGATGCTAACGGTGATACTAGCTTTTGAAGTATCTTAGTGTTCGCTTTAGTCAATCCAAACAGGTCGTTATATCTTTTATCTAGCCATTGGGAATACGTAGTGTTCGGAGAACCCAATTCGATCCTGTCCTCCAGATATACAATAGCGAAGTTTTGATGATAGTTTTTAGTATCCTCCAAGTCCACAAAGGAGATTTGCAACCCTTTGCGTCTCCTGGATTTCTTTGTGCTGTTGGCGTACCTTCCGATCTTGGCATTCTTCGCTGTCTTTCCTTTTAGCTGTTGACCTACATTCATCTTTATAATCTCGGAGTCTACTTCTTTTAGCGAGGCATTAAGAATATTGGGCAGTTCTTTGATTGCTACCTCTATCCTCTTTTGCATCGCTTCTAGTTCCTCGATCATAGTAGAAATTATTTACTCTTTTCACTCTCTTAGTGGAAAATTATATCGAACTCATCCTAATGCTTTTGTTGTTCGTCTGTCTGAAACAAGGAGAGTTAAATTCACTCATATCAAAATCAACTGCATCTATCTCTCTCTTTAACTCAGTTTCCAAGCCGTAGAAGTTGGTGTCTATTACTCCCTTTAGCTCGAAAGCCATATCTTTCTTCAGCGTCTCCGAGATTCTATTTACCCTATTCGAGTACATTATCTTCCTTGCGACAAACACCGCCATGAACTTCATTACAAGCTGCGTAAAGCGTTCCTTTTCGGTAACTAAAATATCTGTTATGTCACACAGCACGGAGATATTAAGATTCAATCCAAAGTTGCCCACTTGAGGATATGAAGTATCTTCGATGTCCCACATCAGGTGTCCGTTTAAACTTGCTGCCTCAACAGAGATCGGTTCTACTTTTGCGAACTTGTTGTATATATTATAGGAGTACTTGTTATATACGTCTTGATTACAATTCTCGCAAGGGCTTTTAGTGTAGTCCCATTGCTTTTCGATTGATTGTCCTGTAATGTCATCTTCATAGTAGCCGATGAAATAAGATCCACCAGAGTCTACCTGATTAGCTACCGTAGTTTGGTCTATATCCGAGTAGTATAACATGGTATCTGTAAGGGCTACCCATTGAAACGCTTTAGCCGTTTTAGTGGTGCTTACGTTCTGAGTATAAACAGGGTCTATCTGTGAAGAATGAAAGACGTAGATAGTTAGATCGGTTTGATTCTGGGTAAACTGCAAGCCTAGATAGTTTAATTTAACTGCTATCCCGTTGAACTTACCAGGGGTTACCTTCAATCCTACGAATCTACCTTCGTTGATAACTGTTGAACTCATAGACCCAGCACCCTCAAAGATCATCACCTGATCCCATAGTGCTTTAGTCGATTTAGTTAGTTTCTTTTTGCTTAACACAGCTTCAATAGCCATGACCCCCACTTGCTTGTTTGTGTCCAATAGGTACTGCTCCAGTAATGACCTCCACCACGTAGGGTTAGAAGCGGGTGTTTTACCTGTGTTTGCTGCTGCTAGTGAGATGTAAGCCGTTCCACTAGAGATTACCTTATCACCAGCTCCGTAAGTCGTACCACCAGCGTATGCAGCTATTCCCATATTGTCAAAGTCCTCGCAGATGGCATCCATGTTCTCTATCGACAAGAACGGGTACTGATCTTGGAAGTACAGCCCTGAATCTGTCGTAGTCGTTGCCGATGTCAGACTAGGATAGTCTGGATTGCTTGGGGTTCTCCACCCTACTAGGTTGGCGAAAGCGGTCTGGATTTTGGTTACATCGTACATCATCTGTGAAAGATACTTATAACTTGTGAAAAATGCTTACTTATGAGTGCTTATTGTCCTTAACACTTAAAATAAAAGGACACCCCCCGAAGGGGATGCCCAGTTAGGATCAAGTCTTTGAAAGACCTGCTTTGTAGATAGTGCCAGGAAGTGTTGTCGAGTCACTATTATAGGCTCCGATAAATGAATAATCAAAACTGAAGTTGAAGTTTTCAATCATTGAAGCTTCAAAGCCGTTTCCAGCTTCGGTAGAATTATCACCGCAAGTGCTTTGATAGAGTAATCCTACTTCGATCCCAAGTAAAGGAAGGAAGATGGTCGACCACTCTTTTCCAGCGGTTGATGTGTTGCCCATCCTTGAGTCAGGATCAATCCATGTGAGGAAACCTAAAGAGCCAGTAGGCATTGCGAATACTGTTGCAAAGTCTCCAGCAGCTACGGTTACCCGATTGCTATAATGGAATGAATATCCCATGAACTCATAAGAGTAATTCTCAGCGTTTGCCGATCCTTGATTAGAAAGATGACGTACTAAGGTATTCACTCTTGGTGAGCCTACGATGTTATAACCACCATAAAGATCATTCGTGGTCATAATAGCCTCCAGCTCATTGAAGAACTGCTCACGGTCTGCGAAAGGAACTACCATCGTGTCAGAAGCAACTGCATAAGGATTGTCCTCTGCATTGTTGACGGCTGCTTTGTCGGTGTTCAAATCGGTATAGGCTAAAGTGTCAAGCTCTGCCAGGAGATGCAACTGCATATCCCAAATCTTCTTATTAAAGTCATCTTGATACTTAATGTAGTTATCTCCGTACTGAGAAGGAACCATGTGGAATCCTACTGCCTTAGTTGCCCAAGTCGGGGTAACATAAGCGGAAACATTAGAGTTAGTCAGACCAGTACAGCTTCTAGTTGTAGTAGTTGTAAAGGTCTTTTTGTTAATCACAGGTATAGTTACCGCATGATCTTCAGCCATCTTTGCTTTCTCAAGCTCGGCTGCATTAACGAGGTTAGGAGTGTCTTTCATGTAAGCATCCAAAGCCCCATAAACTGATGGACGATGTTCGTAATAGTCCATTGATTGGTCTGCGTATTTCGCTCTGTAGGAGTCCAATACTGTTGCTGCTAAATAAGCCATTTTATTATTAGATTAAAGGTTCATAGTTGACAGGGGCTTCGCCTAACCTTACTGCATTTCTTTAGTGTACTTCGCAAACACAGCCTTATATTCATCCGATTGAGGTTTCATATCAGGGAAGTTTGTACGCAAGTACGTTGTTAATTTAAGCGGGGTGTTCACGGTAGATGGAACTTCGACAGTTACAGGGGTATCGTCTTTGCCTTTACCTTCTCCCTTCGTTCCTAATCCTGGCTGTTGTTTGCCATTGTCAAGAATAGGTTTCAATTTAGATTGTAAAAGCTCTAACGGAGTGACAACTGCGGCATCTGTGCCACGCATCACCTCTCCTTCTGTGTTCTTAAAGACTAACTTCCCGTCATCATTGAAGTCGGCTATCGAAACCAAGTCCTCCAATACTTTATTAACGAAAGGCTCACGGACTTCGTCATTGATGATCTCTTTAGGTAGAAATTTAAAACCTACCATAGAATGATTCAGCTCTGATTTGATCCGTGTCTTCTTAAACTCTGTGCGTTCCTTCTTTACTCCTTCTTCCCAATCAGCCTTAGATGTCTTATGTAGCTTCTCCAACCGTTTCACTTCTCCTTGTAAATCGGTTATCTTTTCCTTTGCTACTTCATCAATCTTACCGTCCTTGAGTTTTACCTCAAGTTCAACAAGTTTCTCCTTAGTTGATGAGAGTTCATCTGATGCAGTCTTGAGCTTCGTGGCTTCATCTTTGATCCATTTATAACCCTTCATTCCGTCAGGTTTCTTAGTGCCTACGATCCCCTCAAAGTCCGCTTCATAACGAGAATGTAAATCCCCGATCAATGGTTTGATTCCTTTTTCGATTTCTTGCTCCTTGAAATTAGCCAGGAAAGTGGCTTCTTCATCGGCAGTTCTCACCACGAGATCCGCTTCAGGGTTCTTTTCAAATAATTCTATTACTGCTTCTTTTTTCATACGTCTCCTGTATGTTCGTTTATACTAAAATTTCCTCAAGTAAAGTTTCACATAGCCATAGATAACGTTTACTCCCGTTCCAGCCTGTGATACATAGATTCTCATATACTTACCCAGATCACCCGTAACACTCTGTCCTAGTATCGTTGTATCAGTTGAGATCGTGTAAGTCTGTAAGGTTGTCCAGTTCGTATTGTCGTTACTCGTTTGAACCGTTACCGTGTTAGTTGCCGTTCCTGATGTCTCTGTACCTGTGATCTGATAAGAATACGCATAGACCCCGTTAAGCGATCTAGGATAGACTCCAGAGTAGGTATCTGTATTGGTCAATGTTTCTGCATCAATTACAGTATAGACGGCTGGTGCTGGAAAGTAAAACAACTCAACTTCAGGATAAATCTGGAAGTAAGTCTTTTGCTTAGTTGTTTCAGCCGTTCCTGTTTGTAAAGCATAGACCCTTAGATAAGGATACAGAAGCCCAGTTACGCTTGTTGCTGTCGCATATCCAGAGGCATTCGCTATCGTTTGGATTGTATCTAAGTCCACCCAATTAGATCCGTCTAAAGACCCTTGAATGTAACTTACAGTTGAAGCTCCTGTACCAGCAATCTTTACTGATGCGTGTTGAATAGCATAGCCGTAAGGCGTTAGAATCGGTTGAGGATACTGCATTGACGCTGTATCATCTCCCGTGAGTGTGTCATAAGCTGCCGAATACCAGGCAGCATTGTTCTGCGAGTAGGACATTACAGCCATGAGCAAACCTACCATGATAATTGTTACTCTTTTCATTTTGTTTAAATTTAATTTGTTCATATATATAATTCCCTACTTAAAGGCTCGTTTATGCTGGCTCTAAAAATCCAGCGTCTGTTAATGGTTTCAGTATTTGTTGGTTATTAATTATTCATTTAATGTAAGGCTGTCCATGTCGGTGTTGTAGTCCCGGCATTACAGTATAATGTTCCGTTATCCAGTTGGAATACGAGCATTCCAAGTGTAGCTGTTGATCCGAGTCCTACCGTATCCCCCACAATAGTCTGAAGCGTTGATGCTGTCACCGCCCCTGTATTGGATACTACAAGTTTATCAACACCTCCTACCCGTAACGCCATTAGTTCATTAGTACTTCCCCCTGCTTGTGTTTCAAGTGCATCAAGTAATATTCCTATGTAGTTACCGCTCGCTTTATTTACCCTGCCCTTAATTCTCATTATCGCTTGCTCGTCTGTTCCTGTTAGCTCCCAATTTGTGCCTGGATACCCAAAGTCAAAAGCAGCGGGCATACCAGTAAGAACGTCTGATTGATACTTAAAAGTAAGCCTATCTGCTTGTATGGTTATATCATTGTCAGACTTGTATGTATAATCTAATACAGATACCATTTCTGTTCCTGTTGTGGTATAAATATTTTCAACATAAAGGTCTTTGTCAAAAGAATAACCTTTCCCTTGCGTACTTGTAAACTCCCAAATCGAATTAGTTGGGGTCTGGTCAGGGTCTAAGGTTAATGTAAGCGTTTCCGTAACATCATCTCCAACATCACTGTCCGCATCGCCTATCAGTTGAAGGACTGGTAATGTCTCATCTGGTGCAGCAAAGCCTACTGTAACCGTATCATAAGCAGTTACTTTATAGAATACCGAATCAGCAGCACCACTAATAGCTGAAGATACTGTGCGGTAAACAACCCCGCCTGCTATTGTTAATACCGAGTCTGGAGAGCCGTCATTTGTTAATCCTTTTGCGGTTATAGTAGATGAAAAGGTGGCTGCTCCTGTAATATTAAGACTAGTACCGTCAATCGCCCCTGCATATAAAGCTTGTGTTCCCGTTCCCTGTGCTGACCCAAGGGTAAATGAAGTTTCATCCACTACCATCACATCTGCACCACCTTGCATTATAGTTCCAGTATTTCTATCTGCCCATCCCATGTATAGTCTTCCGGCAGAACCATTATTCGCACTTTGGAAGTACCACATAGGAGCTTGATCATCGGCTGCATCTAGGTCGTTAAGAACTAGCTGTCGCGTTCCGTCTGTGCTTAAAGTAACCAACCCTACACTTGAGCTTGCAGCAGCATCATAGAAATGCGATCCTGTTCCAGGTACACTTAATTGATTAGCTAACAATATACTTGTAGCAGCATCCCACTTCAAGTTAGTCTCGCTTGATGGCTTCCATGTTTGTGTAGCGTGATCCCAATATGTCATCTGACCCTCAGCCGTTCCTACATCCATCGAAGCACCACCAACCCCAAATGCGACCCATGCTGATCCGTTGTAATACTTGACTGTGTTAGTAGCAGCATCATAGTAGATTGTTCCCTCTAAGGAGAAAGGTACAGTCATAGGAGTTAATCGCACAATCGGATCTGCTTCAACTTGTACCACTCCTGTCTGTGCAAATACCCCTACTGAGAGGAGCAGTATTGCGATTGTGATTAGTTTCTTCACCGTGGTCTTACTTTTAAGGTGTACCATGCGTTAACGATTATCGTTTCGGTTGCAGTTACATCTACATACATCCTGTATTTATATCCTGGCATATAAGCCCCTTGCCATGCCGTCTCGCCCGATACCGAGTTTAAAGTTATGGCAGAGAATCCAGGAGCAGCGATCCAGCTTGATCCGTTGTTTCCCGTTGTCTGCAAGGTTACAGTAGTTGTAGAAGTTGTCGTACTAGCCCATGACATATTCAGGAAATACGTATAATCAGCCGAAGTGGTTAATATGTAACCTGTATCCGCTGTTATGGTGTCTGCTGTCACTAACTGGTCATAGTGCAGTCTTGCTCCCGATTGAGCTAACCCAAAGAATGGGAGCATGATTAAAATAAGAATTAGCTTTTTCATTTTGTTTTCTTTAATGGTTTACCTGGTTTCAATGCCAGATCATCTGTTTCGATGGGTACTGGCTTAATCGTTGGGTCGTGGAGGATCACTAACTCAGTCCATCCACAAGCCGATTGTGATTCTGGATTCCTCATCTGCTGAAAGTCCTTCTTGCTTACAATCACTTTTCTCTTTTGTTCCTCATAGACCTTCTCCTTTGCCCTATGAATTTTAAACGTCAATAGTAAATGGTACGAATCAAGCTCTGTCTCCTTGAGGCTGTAATTCGGATTTTTGTTGCATTGCATACTCTTGAATTTTTAGGTTTATATTGGTAATCTTCTGCTCAAAGTTGTTTGGGATGAAGTCAATCATATCACCAAACTGAAGCTCAAACATTCTTATGTATTTCAATAGGTTGATCTTTATTCTAATGTCAATCGGGTCGAGAACATCCTTCATCTCCATTACCTCCTGAGTTGTTAATTCAGGGAACGGATCTAAATGTTTGTATATCTCTGCCCTCTCTCTGTCTTTCTTTCTATGCTTAAAGGCTACATCGTTGATCTTCTCATTCATAGTGTCAAGGATTAAACTATTAACCCCTTTCTCCTTTGCGTTTGAATAAGCCTCCATTAATGCTTCGGCAGTCTCCAGGTAGAAGTCCTCACCGAAGTCTATTAAGCACTCGGTAAAGAAGATGTCATACCTTAACCTTGCCAATGTAGAGTAAGTCCAGCACATGATCTGCTGGTAGTTCCTAGCTATATTCATCAGCACTTCTTCCCTGCTCTTGAAAGCTGCCTCTACTTGCTTTTCGTTTACCGCTTCATTCTCTAACAACTCACCACTTGCACCCACGCTTGAGGTGTATATGTCTAGTTCTAAGCGAGTGGTTTCTTCTACCGAGTACTGACAAGCTTCGATCTCTGCTGGCACTACCTGAACAGGGTTTGCCATCATATCAGCCTGACCCGTTAGCGGAGGCGGTACTGTCATAAACGATCCAGCACCCATTAAACCTTTACCCTTGTGTGTTGTTGCCTTCTCTTGCCCTTCCCACCACGTGGGCTTATCTTCACTCTCATTGTCTTGCTCTATCTCATAAGTGATGTAGATAGGATAGGCTGCGTGCATATCTAAGAGTTTCTTGCTTGTCTTAAAGAACAACAGCCAGTCTAAATCCCCTAACGAGTCTGTGATAGGGCTTCGCTTGTTGATGTAGTTTCCATCTTGTAGCTTATCACTCCAGAACATCCTAGCGGGACAGTATCCTAATCCGTGTTGAACATCTGCCAACAAAGCACCTTTCTTTCGGTCTTCGTATTCATACTTTCGCATGGAAATCGAATCATAAACTAACAAGACTATATTACCTTCAGAGTCCTTATGCTTGAAGATGATGTACTCCATGTCGTTCACCTCATCAACCTTCATATCAATGATCTCACTCGGTTGGATGAAGTAAAAGTACGGCTCTGGTCTGTCTGTTAGCTGAATCTCTGGAAGGTCTACCACCACAACCGAATCTATTGAGGTCTTTAAAGCTGACCAGGATTCCACTTGCCACAGGTGCTTAGTGTTTAAGCTCTTTAGATACAAGGTGAAATCACTCTCGTACTCATCCGAAGCAAACACATACTTTTCTACATAGTCCTTAGCGTACCAAACCCTTTCAAGAGCCATGAAGATGTCCTTAGTAAGCTCGTTAGTTGCTAAAGGGTAACTCATCATTGACTCAACACGATTCTTCTTATCTGCTGGCAGTAACTCTGAGATCCACATAAAGAACGTATCTACATACCGAGAGGCATGAAGCTTCTTCAGTATAACATCTGAATGAAACGACAGCCTCCTATGGTGTAGCTCTGATGCTTCTAGCTCCCTCTTATGTTGTGGGTTCTGAAGTAGATCGCTTATTTGTTGATCGTTTAAGTTCATTTGTCCCAGTATCAAATATGTATTCATCTCCAACGAGTTCCCAAACCTCATTCTTCGGGTGGCTCTCTTGCCATTGAAGGATTCTCTGGGCATATTGCAAATCTACTGTCTGCTCTGTACCACTAACAGAACCCCTCATCAGAATTTTCTTCTTAGCCATTACCAATCGGTTAAAGGGTTGAAGTTTGCAGTCGGGTCTGTGATAGTAAGATAGTCGCTCCAATTCTCAGGCATTGAGAACTCCATCATGTGTTCGTCAAGTGCGTTGAATCCGCCAATCTTCTTATCAGAGATCCAGTACTCACTAACTGGGAATCCTTCAACAAGTATCCCTGTTGCAGCGTCTACCGTGTGAATCAAGTAGCCATCTTCATTTACAAAGATAACCTCAAGGTCAGGCTCACACATCAGTTCTTTCATACTCCTTATCGTAGCTACTGGGAATGTACGTAAGGTAAAGGAGAACTTAGTTGGCTCTGATCCAACTACCTTCGGGATGCCGTTTCTAACTTCGTTTCCTGATCCTACTGTGATGATAGCTCCAAATTCAATTACTGGATTATCAATCAACGGGGTAGGTACAGCGTGAGTGTCATCGGCAGCAGCAAACAAGTTAGTCCACGTTAAAGCCAGGATGGCAGTGGCAACGTCTGCTATGTCAATGCTTCGGGCAAATACCATCTTCTGGATCTGACCGACATTCTCTGGACAAGTGATAGCGGTAATGTTGCTAATAGATGTCGCTGTGGGGCAAGTGCAAGTTAAGCTCATATCAAATATGTTTAAGGTTTGATACAATATAACCTAAATCGCCTTGCTTGTAAAGTGTTATTTTATATTCTATTAAGTATGAAAGGGTTGTGGGATTTTAGAGCAGTCCTGTGTTTACATTTTAATCCTGAAAATAAAGGCTAATGTTTACAGATAGAAACAAAATGCGGTGTTTTGTTCCTACATAGAAACAAAAAAGCAGGGAGTTACCCCTGCCCCTGCTTACGGCTTTTATTTGACAGAGGTCATCCCCTCATGTCTTTCAAAGGTTTCAGCAAGTATCCTAGTAATGTAAATACACATAGTCCGATCCACCACGAGAATAGCACGGTGAAGATCATAGGTGAGAATAAGACTGCGATGCTAACTAAAAACAGGTCTTTCTTTTTCATTTGGTATA